CAGAATAATAGCTACCTGCAAGTCATTATTGACTTGCAGGTAGTATTTTATGTAATTGTGCCTATGTTTATGCATGGTTCTACGGACCTATGTTTATGCATGGTCACCAAACATTTATTATTCTGGGAGAAGGATACTCCTCCACATTATGTGGTAAAAAACCAAATCACGGCGTTTAAAGGCCTGAATTGCTTTTAGCCCACTCCCTTTCTATGGAGTGACCAAAACGGCGGTAGGGTAGAGATTATATCTCCCTAGTCCGCGTCTTTGCTGAATATTGATTCAGAAAGGAATGGCAATTCATTGTGATGAAGTTTTAGGACAGACTTTAAAATGTCCTCGTGTGTTATGTTATATGATAAGAGCAGTACCAGATTTTCTGCTCTACATTTGCTCTATGATTTTTCATAACATATCGTCTTTAAGATTGTACTTTATTGATTAGTTTTTGCTGGTTTAGACCTAGCTATTAAGGTGAGTCGCCCACTCTGCATACTTACGAGTATGTCGAAGTAACGATAGTCTTTTTAGTAAAGTTGCGCTTCAGATGGATCGTGATCACCACCTGATACTGTCTTTTTAACGAAGCTCTGAAAGTTTAAATACTTATAAAGCATGTGTTTGTTAAAGAGACCACCGTCCTGCTGTTGTTAGTTAAAAATAACCAGGTTACCGAATTCATATGAGGAAGTCTTTAAGAAGATATGGGGGTTGGTACTCCCGAACGGATAATTAGTACCTGATTAGTTAAGAACTCGTGTTGGTCGTGCGTTAACGGCTGTGCCCATTGATGTCGAATATAGGATCGAAACGAAATGGTGGCCACTCTTCGGAGTGCGAAATGGGCTTGGGTGAACACACACCCCCAAAGACCTCTGTATCAGAGGCATTAACCGAAGGTTCCTCTTTCACTCTAACAAGAGAAAGGAAGGGAACCTTGCATCACACTCATTGTGTGGTGTGTGAGAATATTGATGATGATGTTCTCACGTACGAACCTAAAGATGATGGTTTTACCAAGGTTTGTACAAAATCAAAGAAGCGTCCTAGGCCTGGTAAGGATCAGGATAGGCCTTCTTGGGCTCCATCAGATGAAGAAATTGCTGAACTTGAAAAGCAATTTATTGATCTGGCGTTCAAACAAGAACGATTTGATGATGGCAAGCGTCGCCACTTCAAAGAGTCCAGAAAGAGAAAATGGAAGACAAAGAAGAAGAAGAAGTTCAAGCCTCGTGAGGCGGAACCTCACAGTGGTTCCGATAGCGGCACTGCTATTGAAGAGATGCTTGAACGAATTCAAGAAATGACAATTCCAGAAGGCTTGGCTACAGATGATGAGACAGCCAAGTGGTTTTCGCATTTTGAGAATTTGGTTCTTTTGGCCCACTTGGTGTACAAGGCACCAGATATGTCAGCCATTTTTTCCGCTGTGTGTTGTTATATCAAAATGAATACAAAACGCAGCATTTTGCTTGATATCATGAAGTTAGTTGACGGATTGGTACAAGCACCCGAGGCAAAAATTGATGAAGTTGAGCCTCATGCTTGGACCGGAAGAGATGTTTTGGATAGTTGGAAATTGTTGAAAAGTAATCCCATTTTCCAAAAACTCTCTTTCCTCATTTCTGCTGGAATGACATTGGTGGCTTGTGAGATGACGGAAATATCCTGGTCACCTATGGGTTTCAAGCTCATTCACATTGAAGCAATGGATAAGCAAATTGATGCTGTCACATTCTTTGATGCTTTGTTGGAAACTTTTGTCTGGAGTTGTGAAACTGGTGTGAGAGTGATGGAACAAAAATCTCTCAAACCAATTTTATATACTGATCAGAAGATGCAAGATTTCAACGAATCGTGCGATTTTGTTATTGCACATGCGGATCAAGCTTTGGCTGGTAACATGGATATTGGAGATTTTGAGAAAAATGTTGACGATGTACTTCAAAGAATCTCTGAATTGAAAGCTGTCCAGCCTAATGGTCCCACCGCAGTCTGGCTGCAACATCGGTATGCTTCAGTTGTCACTATCAAGCAAAGGATAGTGATGCGAAGGCGCAATACAGAAATGCGATTCGCACCCATTGGATGGGCTTTAACAGGAGCGACTGGTATTGGAAAATCCACTTTAGGCAAGTTGACAATGTCCACTAGCTTGAATTCCATGGGATTTTCCAAGGATTCGTCACGTATTATCACAGATGATGAGTACGATGATTATGACTCTACAATGACTTCTGACATTACAGGTATTTATTTTGATGATGTTGGAAATGGGAAACCTCAATTTGAGAGTTCATCCCCAACCAACAAAATCATTAAATATTTCAACAATGTAGCGGCACAAGCCGTGAAAGCTGAGTTGAATCAGAAGGGAGTCGTTTTTATTGATTTCAAATGTGGTGTGGTGACGTCCAATCAAAAAGATTTGCATGCCAGACACTATTCGGATTGCCCAGAGTCCATCTTGCGCAGGTTCTTTTTTGTTCGCATGGAAGTTAAACCCGAATATCGCAAGAAAGGGACTATTTTGTTGGACACTGGTCATCCCACGTTGTTGGAGAACCCGAAATTGACCCAAGATGTGTGGAATATCACTATTGAGGAGTGTATTCCCTATATGTCAAAGAATGGGAAAACATCTTACACTTTTGGTGTTTATTCATATGTCGATGATTCGGGTAGGAAGGTGCAGTGCATAGATATGGGGTTGAAAGATTACCTCAAAGCTGTTGTGCACACATCCAAGCAACATGAAAGGAGGCAACGAACCCTCTTATCATCAAACAAGCGTTTCGACGCAATGGTTTTTTGTAAGAGGTGTTTTATGCCTGATGATTTGTGTGATTGTCCTCACATAGACGGTGAAATTGGTGTCAGCAGTCATAAGGCTGAACCACATTCTCTCGTTGAAAGTGTTGCAGGATCTTTGGTTGAAGTTGTTGTTGATTCGACCAAGAAAGCCACATTATCATATTTCAAAAGCTGGATATCACCTGTGGAATGGGCTAATTCTTTGATGGGCTTCAAACCTATCAAAATGTATGCCACTAATCAATTGGCTACAGAATTGGCTCAAGGTATGGATGAGACTTTTACTCCTTTCCTTATAGCGTGTACTCCTGATTGGGTTTTTAATACACGCATGTTCCAAAGAAGTATAGACTTTTGGAGAGGATCAGCGGCAAGTAGAGAGTTGACGCATTGGATGACGGCAAATACCGTCATGATGGGAGCTACAGCTGCTGTAGGAGTGAGAAGTAAAACAACAAAAGGGAAAGCTTTTTGTTTGTTAGGATTGGCTTGTAATGGTGTTACATATTATATGCTTTATGCACAACGCTTGGCGCGTATGCAGGCAATGAAGGAAGATTATGAGCAGCGTCGCGATGCTCTTCCTGCACACCTAAAGTCACTCCGAGACAACAAGCTAGTCCAGGCCACTGTTGGAGTGGTTTCCCTTGTTGTGGGTTGTAAACTGCTAAGGTTGTGGGCCTCAGCAGTTGAACCCAATTCTGGAGAATCTGACTTCATCAACAAAGTCGATAATTCTCCAGGGTGGTTTGGGTATATGATGGAAAAAGTTGGCATTTCTACTGGTAATAGTCCAAATTCTGCACCAACACATTTAGTAAGCACTTTGCTGAAATCCAATTTGTATTGGGGTAGATTTGAGAACGAAAACACAATCAATTGTTGTAATGTGTTCTTTCCCAGAAAGAGTGTCATGATGTTCCCAACCCATCTATTTTATCCTGGTTCCAACATGGAAATGACTCCGTACGATGAGATTATTGTGCATGTCATTAGACATGAGAAATCAGGTGGAACTTTCGACGTTCGCGTTTCTCGAGATCAATCCATCCATCATGATGTTCTGGATTTAACAATGGCGTTCGCGCCTAATTGTCCAGACTTGAGAGACAAGTCGAAGTTCTTTAGTGACGAACTCCCTCATGGAGTGCACATAGTTAATTTCATTGGACGAAATGACGATGGTGTATTTCAAGAAAAAGTCACTGCAAAGAGTGGTGTGTTTGGTCATCGATATAGACCGAATATGCCCGGAAGCGTTTATACGACTAGGCATGCCAAGAAGGGAGCTTGTATGTCTATTCTAACCTCAATTGGTAATAATCCCTGTTTCCATGGTTTTCACATTGCGGGAATTGGCAATGAAGGACGATCCATGTCTGTCACTAGAAGCATTTATGAAGATATGCTTGACAGATTGGAACAACTTCCTGGGGTAATTTTGTCTGCCCAGGCAACTAGACCCCCATCTCAGCAATATGGAAGAGATATCATGGATACCAATTTGGTCCATCCAAACAGTATGGTGGCAAAATTGGAACAGAAGGACTATGTGGATGCACTTGGATCTACAAAATTGAGGACGCAACAAAAGAGCGTAGTAGAGCCTTCAATTTTATCATCACATGTTACTAAGCATTGTGGTGTTCCAAACATTTGGGGACCACCCCGATTGAAACCAAATTGGAGGGCGTATAACGAAACGCTCAAATATATCGTGGATCCAGCTGACATGTTTCCACCATCAGAGCTTGTGAGGGCAAGGAAGGATTATTTGGACCCCTTACTTGATGCGATGAAGGTGTATGTCAAGACGGAAGATTTTCGAGTGCTTACTGACAAAGAAGCAATACTTGGAATCCACGGTAAAAGGTTTATTGAACCCCTTCAAATGAACACCAGTATGGGTTTTCCCATTTTTGGTGCGAAAAAGAAGTATTTTGATGAAATTCGATCTGATACTGGGGTTTTGATAGACCGTATTCCACATGATTGTGTTAAAAATGAAATTGCACGTCTTGTGGAATGCTGGAAAGCAGGAGAACGAGGATATCCTGTTGTTTCAGCAACTTTGAAAGACGAACCTACGAAAATTTCTTCACCAAAGGTTAGAGTCTTCCAAGCGGGAGGAGTTGCTATGACTATTTTGATGAGAAAATACTTCCTTCCTATTGCAAGATTTCTTTGCATTCACCCTTTGCTTGCTGAAATGGCAGTTGGTGTCAATGCATTTTCCCAGGAGTGGGAAACTTTGATGAAGCATGCACGTGAGTTCGCGCCTGATGACCAAATGCTTGCGTGGGATTATTCTAAGTATGATGTGAGAATGAATTCCCAAATAACGCGAGCAGTCTACTCGATGTTTATTGATTTAGCTCGAGTGGGTGGTTATCATCCCGATGATATTCGATTGATGGAGATGATGATAGTCGACATTGTTCATCCATTGATTGATTACAACGGGACAATGATCATGGCTTACAATATGAATACTTCTGGAAACCCTCTCACTGTGATTCTAAACAGTGGTGCAGGTTCACTCTATGTGAGATTGGGTTTCTTTCATGTTTATCCAGAAGTTCGTGAGTTCAGATCAGCAGTCAAAGCTTTGACCTATGGAGATGATTTCGTGGGAAGTGTAAAGCAACAATTTCGAAATTTCAACAATTGTAGTTATGCAGAGTATTTAGCTAAACACAACATGAAGATCACTTCTCCTGACAAGAAAACAGAGATTTCTCCTTTTCTTGATAGGAGTGTGGTTGATTTCCTGAAGCGACAGAGCAATTACATACCAGAGATTGGTTGTGAAATTGGAAGATTGGATGAAATGTCCATTTTCAAGGCTCTGCATCAAAACCTAAGGTCAAAGACTGAAACTAAAGAGCAAGTTGCCATATCGTGTGTAGAGACTGCGATGCACGAATGGTTTGCCCACGGACGGGAGGTTTACGAGCTCAGACAAACTCAAATGAAGAAGGTTTGTGAAGCTGTAGACTTACCTATCCCTGCTGTGATGCTGTCGTATGATGAAAGAGCAGCACATTGGAAAGAGAAATATTCATCCTCGTGTTCAGATGACGAGTAATTCATCTGCATTTTTCCTTTCATAAATTGGCGTTTGATGGATCCGCGAAGTCTTAGATCCAATATAGGTATATGCGGTTTTAACCTACCCGTAGCCTCGGAGGAGGTGAACATGCTGTTTCAGCATGCAAAGATGTTTTGTGTTTCTTTTCTGCTTACATATTGTACATATTCTATCAGTCAGATAGAACCACAAGCATCAGAAGCACCTAAGAGTTTGACTCAACAAAATGTCAAGTTCTCAGATGCAAATCCAGGATATGATAATGACACATTTACACCGATGGATCCCACAAGATCTTTATCGATGGCACAAGATGTGGATATGGGTAATTTCCTGGCTCGTCCTCTTAATATAGCTTCCATAAATTGGCAAGCTGGAGGACCCTCTCTAAATGAAAATTTCAATCCTTGGGAATTATTTTTCACACACCCAACGATTGCGGGGAGGATAAACAATTATCGCTTGATGCAAGCGAAATTATGTGTGAAGTTCCTTATTAACGGTAATTCTTTCTTGTATGGTAGGGCAATCTGTTCCTACACACCGTTAGTGCTTTATGACTCCTTGACTCGAGTGAGACCTGGGGTGCAAGAAGATTTAGTTGGCGCAAGCCAAAGACCTCATGTCTATCTAGATCCTTGTACTTCCCAGGGTGGAGTTTTAACGCTACCATATTTAAATCCTTTTCAATCAAATGATGTTGTTGTTGGGGATTTCTTTGGCATGGGAGCAATCAATGTTGCTGATTTGACTCCTCTTCTCCATGCAAATGGAGCGAGTGATGATGTCACGATCACTGTGTTGGCGTGGGCTGAGAGTGTCAAACTTTCTATTCCCACTGCGCATGATACATTGTCTGCTGATGCCTTTGTGCCTCAGGCTAGTTCTAAACCAAAGAACAAACCTGATGAATATGGTAAAGGACCAATTAGTCGTCCTGCTTCTGCTGTTGCCGCTATAGCTTCTAAGCTTACATTTGCGCCATACATAGGACCCTTTGCGAAGGCTACTGAGTTGGCTGCAAGCGCAACTTCAGCAATAGCATCCTTATTTGGGTATTCTAGACCAGTCATGGTTGATACTCAAATGTCGAGGCTCATCTCGAAAGGGACTATTGCAAATTCGAACATGCAGGATGATGTTCAAAAACTGTCATTGGATGTTAAACAAGAGCTTACAATTGACAGTAAAGTCGATGGTAGTTGTGGAGAAGATGAGATGGATATTCTTAGAATCGCTCAACATGAATCTTTTGTCGTTCCTTTCACTTGGAACGGAACTGCTCCACCTAACGCACTGTTATTTAACACTGTCGTTACTCCAGCTATGTATAGGTATCGAGGTTCTGGAGATTCAACTGAACTCCACCTCACAGCTCCTGCGTATGCAGCGCTTCCTTTTAAATACTGGCGTGGAACGATACGTTATAGGTTTCAGATCGTTGCGAGTAAATTCCACAGAGGTCGTTTACGATTTGTATACGATCCATATGGAACGACTTCCACTACTCCCGACTATAATAAAGTGTACTCCACAATCGTTGATCTTTCGGACACGTCCGATTTCACTATCGATTGTGGTTGGGGTCAGACTACTCTCTGGCGTGAGGTTGGCGATTATACCAATCCTGAAGTTCTTACTTTTGATGGAGCACCATTGTTTTGGGATGCCTACAATGAGACTAATGGTAATGGTACTCTTTCTGTATACGTTGTTAACGAGTTGACAGCGGCTACAAATGTGAGTCCATCTATCAATGTAAATGTTTTTGTTTCTGTCGGCGATGACTTTGAAGTCGCCGTGCCAGAATCGAGACATTTGACAAGGTTACGGGTGTCAAATCCCGCAAAAACCATTGGTCCTTATGCTCCTGACTCAATTTTGGTTGAGCCTCAAGCTCTAGAAGAGGAAAAAGCCCCTATTGTAGATGATAATCCTGATTCTCCGGAAGCAGAAAATGCCATTAGATTGGCTCCATCTACAGATCCGAATGATTTTTCTCATTTAATACACTTTGGAGAAGTTTTTAAGTCATTCAGATCACTGTTGAAAAGGTATATGATGCATGAGAGTATACCTGCTCAATTTTCTACGAGTGGTGCAAGCGTCTATGTGCAAGCATGGCGCTTTGCTTTACCATTCGCACCAGGCGTTATTGATAATGCTCCGTCCGATTCACCTGCTTTGGATACAACTGATGGAAAGTATGTATATGGTTACATGACCCATCTCAAATACCTTACCCTAGCCCATGTTGGCTGGAAGGGTGGGGTGAGATGGTTAATTGACAACACTAGTTTGCAATGTTGTAATAGTGTACACAACTCTCCTGTTGTTTCAAGAGCGAACGGATGTAGACCTACAAATTCAGTTTTAGTCACAGGAACTGTCGGTTCCTATGGCACTCCGGGAAGTAATTCGATTTTCTATAATCGTTTCAAAGAGCTTACTGGTTTTGAAGGTGCAGCAATACATTCTATGGCAGATCAGCCGTACCAAAATTTTGAAGTTCCATTTTATTCTACGATGCGCTTTGCTCCTGCGAGAGCAAAAGATGATTTCGAAGAGTTTGATGGGGCCCCATACATGCCATGTTGGAAATATGGTTATGTGATTCGTACTAAGGCGACAGAACCTACTGGAACTGACTCTTTGCGAATGAATTTGTACGCAGCTGCTGCTGAGGATTTCAATGTTAGTTTCTATTTGGGACCCCCTCCCTTTTATATAGAACTAACACCGCCTGGCCTTAGTCCCTGAGAGCCCAGGGAGCGGCTTTAATGTCGTTGGGCCTAATCTAGTTGAATTAGCACATGAATTTTACTCTGATTAGGTTCAGAGGTTTTGTATTGTGCTCAACTTGAGAAGGTGCCAGAATTCTTATGTGCAAAACAGCGTTTGGTCACATCGCCATGGTGACGCTGTTTTCTGGCTTTAAATCCAAAAAAAAAAGAACTAACACCGC